AAATTCAATATCTGGCCCGAGTATGACACGTGAATCCATTGATGTCACATCTTTGGATTCAACAGGAGGCTATCGTGAGTTTATCGCAGGTTTTCGTGATGCTGGAACTATCACACTTTCGATGAACTTCACCAGAACCGAATTTGAAATTATGAATGATGATTTTGAGGATGATACTCTTCAGGATTATGAAATAGTAATGCCTGATACAGAATCTACTTCAATAGAGTTCAACGGTTTGGTGACTGAGATGCCATTATCTATTCCTACTGATGATAAAATCACCCTTGATGTAACTATCAAGATAAGTGGTGCTATCAATGTAAATAGTGGTGCATCTACTGGTTTGACCTAATAATTGAAATAAATCCTAATCATGGATTTTTATATTTGTTTAACTTTTTAATTTAACTAATCATGGCACTTTTAGATCGTAAAATGTTATTGACTCGTCAGAAACTTGAAATTGTAAAAGTTGATTTGACGGATGGTGATTTTGTTTATGTTCGTCAGATGACTGGACGTGAACGTGACCTTTTTGAACAATCCTTATTGAAGGAAACAACTAAAGATGGTAAATTGAACTATGAACGTTCTTTGGGGGATTTTCGTGCAAAGTTGGCAGTGGTTACAATATGTGATGAAAGTGGTACACTTTTATTGCAACCGAAGGATTATGAGGTATTAAGCCAAAGTATGACAGCAGCAAATCTTGAGCGTATTGTGAACGAAGCACAGCGCATTAATAAGATTGCTGAAGAAGATAAGGAGGCTTTAATAAAAAACTCAGATGCCGTCCAGGACGGCAATTCCAATTCCGACTCTGTAGAGAATTAGGTATACCACACCCTGATTACTTGTTAGATTATTTAACAAGTGTACAAATTAGTGAGTGGGAAGCTTATGATCAAATTGATCCTATAGGTAAGTGGAGAGATGATTATTATGTAGCCAGCACACAATCGTTGATTGTAAATACTGCACGTAGTATTCACGGTAAGCGAGGCGTAAAGATGACAACATTTGAAGAGTTTATGCCTAATTGGTCTGGTGAAGCACGTCCAGTAAAAAAACAAAATCCTGAAGAAATGAAGGAAGCTTTATTAAGTTTTGCACGTAGACATAATAAACAACTTGAAAAGAAGAATAAATTACGCACAACACCACCTGAAAAAAAGATGTTGAAATGAATTTAGGCAGTTTAATAATAAGTTTGGGTGTAGATGCTTCAGCATTAAAGGCTGCAGAATTACGAATGAATCAGACCGTTGATAGGGTTCTTCGTAAAGCTGATGAAATAAAAAAGCAGTCAAACGAATTTGAAAAATTAGGGGGCATGCTGTATACTTGGGGTATCAGGTGGTCTATGTATATTACTGCCCCTATAACTGCTGCTGGATATGCGATAGTGAATGTGACAAAGGATTTTGAACAGTCAATGAGTCGCATTGCTGGTTTGGTTGGTGAAAGTCGTGAACAAGTAAAACAATGGTCTGATGAAATATTAAATATCGCACCATCATTAGGGCGTACCCCAAAAGAATTAGCTGAAGGTTTATATTTTATTACGTCAAGTGGCATTGAAGGTGCGGAAGCAATGGACGTACTTACACAATCTGCTAAAGCAGCTACTGCCGGTTTAGGTAGTGTTGAAAGTGTAGCAGATTTAGTTACAAGTGCGATGAACGCCTATTCAGATGAAGGGTTGACTGCTTCACGTGTATTGGATATCGTTACTGCTGCTGTACGTGAAGGTAAAACCGAAGCCAGTGCTTTTGCAAAAGAAGTAGGTCAGGTTATTCCTATAGCTGCTGAATTAGGTGTAAGTTTTGCTGAAGTAAGTGCAGCCGTAGCCAGTATGAGTTTAACAGGAACAAATGCATCGGAAGCCGTTGTTTACTTACGTGGTATATTAAATAGTTTACTCGATCCAAGCGATCAGGCTACACAAGCATTGAATAAAATGCGCCTTAGTAGTGAAGGATTACGAGCACAATTGAGTACTGATTTAATGGGGACACTTAAAACCATAACTGATTTAACCAAAGTATACGGTGAAGAATTGGTATCGCAGGTGTTTCCTAATGTACGTGCTTTAACTGGTGTACTTTCATTGATGGGTGACCATTTTGAAGAAAATATTAAAATATTTGAAGAAGTTTACGCTTCAACTGGTGATATGGATCGTGCTTTTCAGGAAGCTACTAATACCATTCAACACCGCTTTGATAAAGCATTAAGTACTGTACAAGCCAATTTTATTAAAATTGGTCTTGTAATTAAAGATGAATTAATTCCGTGGATTGAACGTTTTACTAAATTCATGAATAATATCGGTGATTTGTATTCCAATATGAGTGAAGGAATGCAAGTACTGATTACTAAATTGACTATGTTAGTTGCTGTATGGGGTCCACTTTTATTAGCAGCAAGTTTTCTATATAAGATTGTTATTCCAATGGTCATCGCAGCAAAAGCAAAATGGGCTATTGCAACTGGTGCTGTGACAAACGCATTAACATTATTAAATGCTGCTATTGCAGCTAATCCTATCGGAGCATTGTTAGTAATGTTAGGTGCTTTAATTGCTGCCTATGCAACTGTTCGTATACGAACACAAAATGCAGCAAAAGCACAAATGGACTATAATAAATCAATTGAACAAGCCCGTATTAATGAACTTGCACAAACATTAACTACAGCAAATGAAGGTTTTCGTAAGGTGCAAGCGATAATGAATGATCTTGATTATGGTGATCAGGATGCTTTACAAGCAGCAAAACAAGCTATTGATGAACAAATAGCTTATGAAAAAACATTGACTAAGGTTATCGAAGAAGAAGTACGTAAACGTATTGCTGCTGATAAAAGTTTACAATGGATGCGTACAAGTCCAAATGCTGCAAATGGCATAGGGCAAGCTGAGTTAAATAAACGTATCGCTCAACGTGAACAAGAAGTAACTGATGAAGTAAATAGAATATATCAAGGGCGTTTAACTTTATTGGAAGAATGGAATGCCAAAATAGAAAAGGCTTTAAAAGGTGTTGATGTATATGTATCACCTATAAAAAAGATACTTGATGAAATTGCCACTGAAGAAAGTAAAATCACACGCCTTGATCAGTACATACCTGAATTTGATGCCAATGAAGAATCGTTAAGTTTATATGAAGGTGCTTTACGTGATTTACTTGCTATTGAAAATCTATCAGCTAAAGAATCTATTGAATTAGCAGATGCATTACAATTTGTGGCTGATAAAATGAAGTATCTTAAAAAAGATGAAGATGCTTTTAAACTTGGTGCATTTGAAGAAGGTTTTGTTGTTGCCACCAAACGCCTTGAAACATTTGGCGATGTAAACGAATACAATAGTGAAATGCTTTCACTATTTGCTGCTGAATGGGATAAACTTGTTTCAAAAGGGGAAACAGCAAGTGAATGGTATCAATTGGTAACGCAAGCTGTAAAAGATTATACTATCGCTGTTGAACAAGCAAAAGATAAAAGTGCTGATTTTCAGCAAAAATTGGATTTCCTTAAATATTATGCTGCTGCTACAGGTGAAATAGGTTTGCAGATGAACATATTAAGTGAACAAATGACACAATATGAAAATCTTGCAGAACAAGCATTTAGTGAAGGTAAATTAGCTGAAGTGGATGCTTACATTGAAAAGATTCAACAAGTTCAGGATGAAATGACCAAATTGAATAATAAACAAATGGTCTTTAATGCACTTGCTGGTTTTGTAGTAAATGCTTTTCAGGATTTAGGGGCAGCTTTAATTGATAGCGAAAATGCTATGATAAGTATGGTAGATAATTTAATTAATACTTTACAACAAGTTATTAATTATCTACTCATGGAAGCTTTAGCACAGGCAATGGTAAGTGGTTTAAAAACAGGTAAAGGAAATGTTATTGTTGGTCTTGCATTGGCTGCTATGGCTATGGGTGCTGTAGAAGCTATGTGGCAAGCACATAAAGGAAATATTGGTGGTGGTGGTGCTGCTAAAATGGCAGGTGGCGGTATTGTACCGGCAGGATATCCAAATGATACTTATCCTGCATTACTTACCAGTGGTGAAGCTGTCATACCACCGCATAAACTTAAAGAACAAAAACCTTTTAGTGGGCGTGTTGTATTTGATATTGAAGGTAAAAAATTACGTGGTGTTTTGGAAGCATATGATTCATATCTTGAAAATGTTACTTAATGGCATGGGGAACAAAATATCGTTTACAATTTGAAGATCGTAAAAGTAATGATTGGAAAATTGATTTCATGTTTGAAGATTATGCTTCTACAGTTGAATCATTAACTGGATACGGTTTAGATTGTTTAAAATTTGATTATCCTATAAATGAAGATGATTCTCATACTGCTATGCATGGCAGCAGTTTAGAAATTGAAATAAAAGAAGACACTGATAATACTTATGAAGATTTAACTTTAGAAGATCGTGCTGCTGCTGTTATTGTTTATAAAAATGATGTAATATATTGGCGTGGGTGGGTAGTCGCTACTGATTATCACACTAATTATAACCTCGGCCCTAAAAGTGTCACGATAACTGCTTATTGTGGTATTGGGTTTTTGAAAAGTGTACCGGTTAGTTTTCCTAATATCAGTTATTCATATTATACCAGATTATCACAAATTCATAATGTGTTTAATACTGCACTTACTGCGATTTCATATATGGCAGATTTTTCATTGTATGAAAGTTTGGATATATATGATGAAAATGCGAATACAGCACAAAGTCCTTTATACAATTGGGGAATAGATTGTTATGCTGCTTATCAAGATAATGAAGATACTGTAACTGATTTAAGTAAAAACTTCTGTAGTTGTTATGATTTACTGGATAAATGGTTACGTTCATTCGGAGC